CCCTCGCAGCCAAGTTATCCATAGTCACCGCCGACCTATCCATTCCATATCCACAACCGCTCATTCCAACTCCCTTGAAGTCCAAAAGTTTCTTCGGGTTCTTCTGGTAAGACTCGGGGTCGTCAAGATAACCCGTCTTTCCTGTGAGGTGCTTCTTGGTATAGTTCCTCGCCTTCTTGCCGAGTTCCTGTCCCGCCTTAATAGCAAGAGGAGCAAGTTCAGGCTGACCGACAGCAGTCGCAAGGGCAGCACCCGCAGCACCAAGAGCAGCGGGGGCTTTGTTAGCTAAAGCATCAATAGCCTTCTTGACAGGACCTTTCAGTTTATCTCCAAGAGCATAGACTTCCTTCTTAATACCAATCTTGGAAAGAAACTTATCAAATCCAGGACCGAAAATACCTTCTCCCACCATCATACCCTTATTAGCCATAATCTCTTCAGGAGACAACTGAACGCTCATACCCTTTCCCCTCATAAAGGTTCGGCTCAAAGTGTCATACCTTCCAGGATTAACCACCAGACAACCCTCACCCTTCGTAAGACGCACCTTGTGTCCGTTACGCAACTTACTCAACTGCTTCAAAGAAGCGGAAATTCCTATCTTCTTCATTTCCCTCATCACATCAGCCTTACTGACTTCCTTGTCATCAACAAACAACTTCATCTTCTTCGGGGGCATTATATATTACATATAGATAATAAATAATGGGATTTCATTAATAAAGAGATAATGGCTTATTTCGCCTAAAGTTGTTTGTAAATCTTGTAATTCAATATATCTTATTTCATAAATCTACACTCGGGCTCCTGTGAGGATATCAATGTCAACTCCACAAGAATATTCAATGAAGACAAGGAGGTCAAGAGCCATACTATTCAGGCTCTGCCCGACAATCTGGACTGACTTCGGGACAGTCTCCTCAACAGGGAGCATACGAGACACATCAACATAGTAGTAGCAATACTCCATCTCAAAGCCAAGAGAGTTGATAAGACCCGAAGTGAGACCATCGGTGAGACCACCATTAACGGCATTCACACCGAGCAACTGATTATTGAACTGCTCGAACGAATAACGCTCGGTGTTGTAGAGCATATTCTGTCCCGAAATAACAACATTGAAGTTGGTAATGAGACACAGCGGGGAGGTAGGACCAGCACCAGCGGGGTCAAATGGAGAAGAATAAGCAGGGACGAATGTAGATGCCCCCGCAGCAGACGCTGCGAGTTGAGTTGCCGAGTAGAACGGAAGAATAAGAACTGACTTAATACCAGCAATGCCGTTCGTAATGAGAGTGTTGAACTGCGTTCCAGAAGAAGCGGTCGTCTGGTATTGATAAACATCAGTGTATTTAATGCTCTTGACAGGGGAAGAAAGGTAAGCCCTCTCAAAAGTCGGGTTGAAAGTGTAAGCGGGGACATACAGATTGATAGAGTTGTTCGTTCCAGTCGTAACACTAACCCCCGTAGGCTGAACGAGACTTTTGTTCCCAACCGAAAGGTCATAGATAAAAGTTCCTCCCGCAGCACCAGTGACAGTTCCACCAGAACCAGCAGCGGAAGAAGACACCATCACAGGGCAGATACCGCCGACAGGGACTGACGAGTTACTCAAAGTCAAAGTTCCAGCAGCAGCACCAGACTTGGTAATAGTTCCAGAGCAGTTATTCAAGTTCATCGTCATCTTCATAAACACACCCTTAAGGAGAGGGCACTGCTGAAAGAACGAGTGAATGTGCTTGAGGTAGATAGTCGCATTGATGACAATCTGTAAAGCCCCCCTTCCAGGGTCTCCAGCAGTAGCAGTGCTATTAACCTTCGTAAGGACATACGACTTCCAGAGAAGCTTAACAGATGCTTCGGGGAGAAGTGCGGACATAGTAATATCTCCCATATCACCAGCCAAGTCATAATTGATATACTGAATACGCTTGACAAGACCGATGTTTCCACTTCCAGAAGCATAAGCGTTCAGCGTATTACTAGTAATAACTGGTAGCAAACCAAGAGTTGCACCAGCAGTGGTGTTGTTCGCCGTCCTGATACCATTGCTCGTAACGGCAGCGTCAAAAGTCCAAGACAGCGGGTCGTCGGGGTAGAAACCAATAGTAGAACCAATAGTCGCTACATCAGCCCAAGACATAGTAGTCATCAACTTAAACGAGTTCCACATATTGATAAACGGGGTCTGCTGAATGATGGTCGTTCCGTTATAGTCAAGAGTGAAAGAGTGGATAATGCTTCCAAACCAATTCTTAAGACCGAAGGCATAGTCGCACCCAGTAGCGGGAATAAAAGAAGTAGCAGAACCAGCAGCAAGACCACCAGTAACAGTCAGGAGCATCGGCATCATAAGGTATGCCTCCCTGTAGGACATATACTTATTGGAGTTGGATAACTGGGAAGTGTCAATAACGGACTGATTGGAGTTGTAAGAACCATTCTGGTTGTCAAGAATGGAAACCCAATCCTTCTTAACGAAAACGGAGGGAGAACCCTCTACCTCTTGAGACAAATCAAAGACGAGTTTATCGCAGGACATTATTATATCTTATGTTGAGATAATAATATTTGAAGAACTCTCTAAATCCGCCACCGCCTAAAGAGAGAAGTTGATGTTCTTGGGCTTCCTCATTCCCGACCCCCTGTGTATCTTGAGGTCGGCAAGTTCCGCCATTCCGCCTAAACCGCTTACACCCCGACCCATTCCCCTTCCAGTCGTTTCGGCATACTGAAGAGGGCTGTCATAACTAGAAGCCCCTCCAGGACCGCCCATACTCAAAAGAACCGCTCCAGCCCCACACCCCTTCATTCCCCTTGTTTGGTGACGAGGCACAGAAATACCACCCCCGCATCTAAAATACATCTTGGAGACCATTATATACTATATCTATATTTTATTTACCTAAAGTTTGCTTTTCTCTAAAATCTGCTTCTTCAGTTTCCTCAACCTGATTATATTGGTCGCAATCGCATTCAGGATTACCAATTGTTTCTCAATGTCCTTCTCTTTGGAAGTGTCGTCTATTCCGTTCCTCAATTCGGTTTGGAGTTTCGTCTGCTCCTTTGTGAAGTCCTCATACATTCGGTTCAGTTGGTTCTCGCCTAAATCGTTCATATATAATTAAGCAAGATTTTAATTTACTTCCTGTCAATCATTACCCCTAATGCCTCAATCTCTTCGGCAATCGCAAGGATAATCGTCATCGCTCCATCTTGGATTGCTAGAGGACGCAAGTCTGTTCCTAAAAGAGTGATAGTGAGTTGAGAGTAAGAACCAGAAACTAGTTTATTCCAAAGCAACTGCGGAGGTTTGTCAGCAATTATCGTCCCAACCGCAACTGAAGGTGTGATAGAGTATATGACGCTGGTAGGAGAAGCATATGGATTATCCACACTACTAACGCTCAATAGAACGCTAGAGTTCGGCTGGATATTGGGTGTGGTGCTTGAGAAAGCAGTTGGGGACGCAGCAGAAAAAGTCCAGGGAGAGGGGATTGCTAGAGTTGCTGATACTACATTGGAGTTAGTTACAAAACCAAGAATTGTTCCTAGAAGACTTCCGTTATATCCAAAATTAATTCCAGGATAAACAACATTTACCCCACTGACTGGACTATAATCAAAACCAGCAGGAGCGGTGTAAGTCGCAGCAAGTTCAGCAGTGAAAATAGCAAGAGTAGGAACTACAAACTGATTTACCTGAACTTTGTATCGGGCATCATTCACCATTATCTCTAAAAAATAAACATTCTGTCCTGTTGCGTTATCAATCAAGTAATGTCCGTTAGCAATCATAGTGAATTGGAGGAACTGATTGAGTGTGCTGACCTCATAAAGACCATCAGGGATTGTTATAGGATAGACAACCCCGTCAGCCCAAGTGTAACTGAAACCAGTATTATTATAAATAGATGCTATGTTGAACCAAGCATAATACATACTCACACTCGCAACCGCTACATAACTATTCTTAAAGTGTGCTGTAGTCGGGAAACGATATATAAGTTGATTGTTCTGCCCGTTTTGGACTACATTGTTATTGTTAAGCACCAGTGTTCTCATCTTATAGATTAAGATGAGATTTTAATTTTACTTAATAGTCTTCTAACTATCTTCCAAAATCAGGAGGACGGCGGACAGGACGAATACTCATAACAGGGCGGGTTTGTTGGAGTGGAACTCCTCTTCCCATCATTCCTAAATGTATGGGGACTTGAGAACCTCCAAAACGAAAGGGCTTTTGCTGGGTCGCTGTCTGGGTCTTAAATAGCCCAGGTGCTACTACTACAGGGTCAAATCCAGTATTCATTTATACCATATACCGAGATATTATTATTTTTAAAAGGAGAGGTGCGGAGAACCAAGGTTCTCTGCTTTAATATCCTAAAGTCGCCATCTTAAACAGAATATCGGTCGCCTGACGCTTGGGAAGGAGTTTCTTCTCCATCAACTTCATCACAAGCAACTTGAAATCCTTGTGAAGTTTATGGCTGTCATTTCCCGCCATAATCTGTCCCTTCATAATTTCAAACTGGTTAATGTCCTGTTCGTCCTTCTTCTTGTCGGGGGCGGGAATACTCAAGCGGTCAGTCAAACTCGCTCGGGAAGCCAAGCGGTGGATATAGTTACGCTCGTCATCGTTCATCTTTTCAATATCCTCAAAAGTGGGAGAGCCTCCGCCCAAAATCGTCCTGACAACACTCAAGATATTCGGGCTTACCCTCTCACTCTTGATGTCGTTCAAACTAGCACCGCAAGGAGTTCTAATAGAAATAATCCCCTCTCCCAAACGCCTCTTATTAATCACAAACCTACCAAAGGGGATATACCTCGCAACCTTCGGGACACTTACGCCAGAGTTCCAATCAATATCCTTATCCTGTAGAACATTGTAGTTCTTCTTGACTAGACCCGTTCCTACTCTCGGCTTCCTCTTTATTCCATTACCACCCAAATTCTCAGCAACAGGTGTCGGCGGTGCTTCCTCGCCACCGCCACCGCCACCAAACAGAGGTTTAATATCAGCATCGTTATCAATAAACCACTGCTTCAAACCCGCGGCAGGTCTAGCCTTTAGTTTCGTCCTGCTTGTTCCAAGATTAGAAAAGAACTTTGGTTCAATTCCAAAAATGGTATCCATATATACCGACAACATCGGCTTCGTTATCGTTCCGCTCATTATCTGCTGGGGTGAGTAGTATCCACTGAAAACAGAAACATCAGCCATAGGAACTCCAGCAAAGGGAGAAGATACAACCAAACCCTCAACCGCTCCATCAAGCAAACTACTAAAATCCCTTGCTCCTTCATTCACTCCCCGAATATCTCCCATCTGGTCTCTTCCAGCAATATCACTCGCAAAGGCATCAAACTCATCTCGGGACGGCGTATCCTTCAGCCTCTCCCTCAACATCTCATCTTCCCTCATTCTCTGTATCGGGTCAGCAATCATTCTAATCGCTTCAATGTCCGCTCGGGTTACGCTGTTAGCAATTAACGCATCTAACTTCCCCATCAGTTGCTGTTGTAGTCCCTCATTGACAGACCTCAATCCCGAGAGCATTTGACGGATAGGAATAATGTCCTCTCTCAAAAGAACTTGGTCGCTATCAAATGTTTCCTTATCTAAACTAGCCATATACCTATCTACTTCCGCCAAGAAAATATCAGCAAGAATACCATACTTGTATCTCGGCTTCAAAGTAGAAATGAAATACGGCATTCCCTGTGCTATGAAATACATTTGGAGGGGAGAGGCGTTTTGGACGACCTTCTCGGCGTTCGCTCCGTCCATCAGTTGTCGCAACAGCGGTCTTGTTTCCACTTTGTATCGCTCAATATCTTCCAACTTCTCTTCAACTGAACGCTGGTCGGGCGGTTGCTGTGGAAGCCCAGTCTTCGCAAACAAGCGGTTCGCATCAAGGTTCTTCTTATCATTTGATGCTTGTAAATCAAGAGATTTCAAATACTCTTTCCTAAACCTTTCGGCATCAAGGGGTTTGGCTAAAGGCTGACCGCTCATAATATTATATAGTAATATGATATTATATTTTTAGAGAACGGGAGAGTTTGTATCTCCTTCGTATTCGGGAGAACTTTCCCCAACTTCGGGCGGGTCTTCCCTCGCCAACTTCGGCGGAGGAGGAATGTCGCCCATTTCATATACGGGGTAGTTGGACGGGTCTTTACCATTTGAGAACAACTTATCACAAGCAACCTCATTAAACAGAACATCAAGTTCCTTGTTGTCCCTATTGAAAAGAACCTCAATGTCCGCCGTCAATTTCTTCCTTTCCCTGTCGCTCATATTTCGGGGGTTGTAGAGCGGGTGCTTCCCCATATTGTCTAAAGCAATTACTTTACATTTCAAAGCCCTCTCCTTCAGTTCCTTCAGTTGCTCTTCGGTATCGCATTCAATCCTCATTATATAATTAAGCGGAGAAAAAAATATTGGATTAATTATTAAATTATATTTGTTATATCTAAAGTTCTCTATTCCTTAACAGAACACCTCGCCAGTCTCCCTGTCGGGTATCCTAAACATCTCCGCATACGGCATCGTCATTCTATACATCGCCCTCAATCCGCCAGTCGGGGGAGCGTCCCATTTGAACCCGAACTTACTCAAGAACCTCATATCGTCCCAGTGAGCATCGCACTTCAACCTCGTCCTGCCGACCTTCTCCATCTGCGTAATCGCCTCTGTAATCATTCTCGTTCCAATCCCCTTGTTCCTGTGACCCTCGCATACATACATATACTCTATCTGTCCGCCCTTTTTGTCTCCCTTTTCATATGTATCCTTCGGGTAATCATATACCATATATCCAATCAACTCTCCCTTCTCGTTCCTCTCGGTAAGCATATGAACCTCAAAGTATTTGATGTCTAGATGACACTCGTTATACTTCGCAAGGGCTTCCTCGTAAGTAATTCCCCGCTCCTCAATCATCTCCTTCATCAGTTCGGGATAGGGGGTATTCATCAAAGTCCCCCAAAGGCACTGGGTGTTGAACTTCCCCTGATGCTTCTTGGAAAGGGCAATGATGTCCTTGATGTCGGTCTTGATGCTGTTGCTGTAATCCATTTTTTGCTTGTTGCTTGTTCTTGCCCTATTACTCTTTGTTGTTATTATAATCAATTTTTTTCAATTCAATTTTATTTTCTAATGCGGTATTTGTAATCTTTCTACTTCCTTGAAAAAATCGTATAAACAACAAGTCTAGCCTTCCTCTTTGAAAGAGACAATGGGGGGCAAGGGGGGCATTTATATTATACTAATTATTTCTATAGTATAATAATGATTATAAATAATGATTGTTGGTTTCTTACAAGGAAAGAAAAAGTTTAGGATTAAGACAAAAAAAATGCCCCCCCGCCCCCTTTTTGCCCCCCGTTCTATTCCGTTTTGGGGGCAATCGTATCCCCATACACATAAACCAACCCCCTCAATCCTCTTTCTCCTCTAATCTTATGCTCTTTGACACCATCAAAGGAAAGGAGTTCAATCCGCATCTTCTTATAACTATCAAGGATTTCCATTTGAGGGTAGCAAGTTTCCTTCAGTTTCTTATTCGGTATGAAGTCGGTATCCAGTCCAGTAATCTTGAACCTTTGGAGAAGGATACAACAAAGATTGTCGCCGTTACTCTCTTGGTTCGCTTCAATAACCAACTTGGTAGGTATATAGTATTTCAAGACAAGGGAGATGAGAGCATTCGCCCAGTCAATATTCGTTCCGCAATTGTATTTTACCTCATCATCGCCTTCAATGTATCTCTTCATTTCATTCAAAATCTGTGCGTCAGCCCCCAACTTCACCAATTCCTCCAACTCTACTCTCCTTTCGTCAATCCATCTCTTGTCCTTGAATTGTTGGGTCGTCTTGAACTCTACCAAATGCTCTTTAACATCTTCGGTTGAAGTAGGAGGCATATCGTTCGCCATCATCAAAATCTTCGCATCAATAGTAAATGTCATTTCATCTTGGAAGTTCTTACGGGCTTCAATCTCATCTCCTCCCGAAGCCAACTTCTTAATCATAATGCTATTCAGTTTGATATTCTTGTTTTCGTTATCTAATTGGATTTCTTGAGTGGTCGCAAGGCGTATAAATTGTAGGTCAATCGCCCAACTCATCGCCTTTGCTACATCGCCGTTCTTCCCGCCTCTTTCGCAAAGCAAATTGTCGCTTGGAATAGTTTTCGTATATCCTCCAAATGCGGTCTTCATAAACCCGTCAAGCGTCCCCTTCCCGCAATTTCGGTTGCCGATGAAAACTCCCCAATCCTTGTCTAGGTAATGACCCGCAAAGGCTCGGGAAATGAATTGGAGGAAGCGGGTCTTTTGAGAACCCATAATCGCATCAAAGACTTTGGTTTCTACTTTCTTAATGACTTCTTGGTCGGGCTTCAAGAACCACTTTTCAAATATTCGGTTAATCTTTGTAGTTGAAAAGACTTCGTTCTCTTTAATTTTAAAATGGTCGCTATCCCAGCGGTGGAACTTCTTGGTAATCAAATTGAGAACTCCATCTTCAAAGCAAAGCATACCAATAGAACTCGTATGTAATTTCATATAGAAATCATCGTCATCAAGGTTCTCCTTAACCTTACCGATAAGCGTCTCGTAAATGTTCTTCGCATTTGAATAGTTTTGGGCGTAGGAAACCGCATTCCCCTTAGCGTCTTCTTTGTATATCTTGCTTTTCTGTATATAATTAATCAAAAGGGTTTTCGTCAAGCCGATATTGGAAGTCCAAATATTGTCATTCTTGAAGAATATCTGTCCCTTTGAGTATTTGAGATTTTCTTCCAATCTCTCCAAAAGGACTGACCCCGCTTCCTCGTCATCTTCAACAATTGTAAAACTATCCGCCTCATCGTCAGCAAACGGGATTTCAATCGCATTCAATCTATCGGTATAACGCTTGTCATCAAAGGGTTTGATTTTCAAATTGATATTCAGTTTGAGTTCCTTCGCAATGTAGATTTCCGCTTCTTTCAAAATGGTCGTCCAAACGACCCCTTCTTTGTAGAGTATTTGTAATCCATCAAAGCAAAGGACGGCGTTCCCCTTCACAATCAACTTCTTCTTCTTGAAGAACTCAACCAACTTCTCCAAAATCCTCCGCTCCCAATCTTGTAAGAACCAAGAGCAAATCGTTCCGTTAGGGTTGTCGCTCTCCTTCTCTTCTACCCGCTTCAATAGTTCGGGATTATCCCGCTTGACAATATCGGCTATCATCGCAAACTCCGTTTCTAATTGGGTGAGCCACTCGGGTTTGTCAAGAGGCGGTAATCCGTTATCTTTGACCCAACTACTCCATTTTCCATAATAGAGTTCCCGAATAAGCAAATCCTTACACATATCGTAACCCCTATCGGTTTTCCAATCAATCAAACTGACATTTCCCATACTGAAGACATCGCATATCTTTTGGAAGTATTTGCTTCGGTTTTCAACATAATCAAGAACCATCGGGCATTCCTTAAATAATTGGGAGGCAATAACAAAATGAGCGTTAATCATATCTACATCAACATAAATATCCTTACAAAGTTGGTGACGAACTTCCTTGCGTATAGAACAAAGGGAGAGAGACCCTTCGGGATAAACCCGCCCGATATTCTCCAATCCTCTTCCGTAATAGTATTTGACCTTAATCTCGGGACGAAGGTATTTGGAGGTGTGATGGTATAGCATCTTGAGGAACTCTTTGTCTCCAAGTCGGTCGCCTTGCTTCTTAACAATGAGAGCCTGTTTCAAATAATCCTCAATCTGTTTCCTCTCGTTCTCGTATATAATATGCTTACCCCGCTTCTTCTTCTCTTTTGTTTCTAAAATATCATCAGCATACAGCATCTTTATAATTTTCTTGAAATCGGGTATCTCAACAAAGGTCTTTCCAACCAAAAGCGGGGAGGCATCAAGTTTCAAAGTTGTTCCTAAAGACATTATACTATAGGATTAGATAATAATTAACCTTTATATTACTTTTCGTCTAAATGTTTATATGACTGCTTCGTATAAACATCTTTCAATTTTTCAATTCAATTTTATTTGTAATGGTTGATGATTTCTGTCAGCATTTCTGGGTTGCTTTGTCTCAATATTTCCAATCCTTCCCTCACCCTCGCAATGGTCGGGAGCATCACACCGTATTTCTTGAAGTCGGCATCGGGGACATTTCTGGTCGCCTTACAATAATAGGCTCGGTTATTGGCTAGGATTTTCTCGGCATCTTCCTCATACTTCTTACGCTTGTATTCTCTCATATAGGTTCGGCGTTTCTCGGCATCGGCGTTTGTTTGTGCTGTTTCCATTTGTATAAGTATGTGGATATGTCTTTATATGGATTTCGCTATAAACTCTGGGCGGGGGGCAAAAAGGGGGCTGGGGGGCGTTTTTTCGTCCTTAATCCAAAGTTTTTTCTTTCCTTGTTGAAAAGTGATAATCATTATTTCTATCTATTATTATACTATAGAAATAATTAGTATAATAAAAAAGCCCCCTTCGCCCCCCTTTTGTCTCCCCCACTAGACCATATTAAATCCACTTGTATCAATCACTTCTAGCAGTCCCTTTCTAAATCGCTTGGTGGGTTCCGCTTCTAAATCAATCAGGAGAGGAGAGAACTTTTCACTGGTTGCGTATTTGTAAATCTCAATCAGTTCATCTTTGGAAACGCCGAGACCGAACTCACTCAAAATCATATTGACTTCTCTCTGTCCCGAGAGTTTCAGCAAGACCATATACGAGCAATTGTTGCGGATAATTTTAGGAATGCGGAAATAGGATTGAGAGATGAAGATGACTGATACATTCAGTTTCCTCGCCCTTATGTAGTAGTTCTCAACCATACTCAAATCTTTTGAGAGGACAAGGTCGTCCCAAACGAGGAGGTGGTTGAAATCTTTGTCATATTTGTCAAGAGGCGGGGTATTGGAGAGACCCTCTTTGATGACGATTTGGTCGCTCTTGGAAGAAATCCACTTGTAGAGCGGTTCATCTTTGTTTTTAGTTATTATATTTAGAGTCTGGAATGAACCCTTGCCCTTGCTAAACAATCCAATTAGATTACAAAGGAAGTTGGTCTTGCCCGAACCAGACGGAGCAACAATACACATACGGAATGGTAACTTTAGGTGATGTAAATTGAAGTTGGGATTTTCTGCTTCGTCCAATAACTCCTTCGGTATCTTCTCATACAGGTTCTCTATCTTACCAGATGGAGGCTCTTCAACTTGTTTCGGCTTACGAGGCATTATATATAATTAAGGAGAAAAAAAAATATCAGTTAATATATAATGGCGGAATACTTACCACCAACAGAAACACTGCCAGTATTTAATGAGTTTGTATTTGAAGACGCATACAGCATAGAAGGGCTTGATAGACGAGTGGTTCATAAAGCGGGAACAGAGACCATAACAGGTAATAAGACATTCACTGGGGTAGAGACATTTAAAAATGATAGTTTTAATGTTAAGAATACCGATGGTGTTGATAGAATAAATACAACCGCAACAGCAACAAATATTACAAATGTGGATATAACTCTTCTAACAACCTCAGGAACGAATAAACTTGAGTCTCAAATTGCTTCAGGAACTGCTAACTTGATACTGGCAAATGGAGGAGGAAATAATATAATACAAACAACAGCCGTTTCAGCGACATCAAATAATATTTTACGAACAATAACGGGTTCAAACATAATGGAGATAACTAATGTTGGAAATGCTGGGGGACAAAACACTATACAATCCGCTTTGGGACAAGCAACACCCTTTGGAGTTTATACGGCTGTAAATAAGATTATATCATTGGGAACTCTTGCCTCAAACGAATTCACATCAGCATTAGGAACGAATAAACTGACATCAGGGTTAGCATCAGCGACAGCGAATGTCATAGAAGCAACCGCAGTGGGAGGCGGTAATAAAATGACAACAACATCAGGTGAAAATCTGCTGACTACATCTACTGGGATAAATCGTATGACATCTCCAAATGTAGCAGTAGGATACTGGAATATTCTTGAAGCGACTGCTGGATTAGGTAGTAATAAAATAACAGCAGTGGGAGGAGACAATTATATATCCACTCACACAGGTAATAATTATTTCAGTAACTTAACAGGAACAAACAAAATTCAAAATACGGGAGGCGCAAACCTTATTACTGCTTTAACAACAGGAACAAATACTATACAATCAGTGACAGGACAAAACAAAATTGAGAATACGGGAGGCACAAACCTTATCACTGCTTTAACAACAGGGACAAACACAATACAATCAGTATCTGGTAAAAACTTATTGACTTCATCTACTGGGGATATTGAATTGATTACTGGTTCATTATCAGCACAAGGAATAAACATTGAGAATACAAATACAACCACAGGCGGTATCCGTTTAAAAACAGCAGGAACAACTGGTGGTATTCAGTTAGAAACATCAAATAGCGGGTCTTCTGGATTGAAATTATCAAATGTTGGAACTGGCGGAATACAAATATTAAGTTCTACAGCAACAGCATTACAACTTGGAACAGGGACGACCAATTATGCGACAATATCATCTAGTGGAGTTGGAGCGGTTGAGTATTGGGTTGGGTCGGGCGGAGCAGCAACATTTCCAATGACATTCCCGCTAAATTGGTTCAGCACACAAACAGCAGGACAAACCACTTCACAATGTCGGGTCGGCTCGTTTGCTAATAACGATACAGGCGAAACATTTCTCCGTTATAGATTACCATACAGGAGCAGAATAAGGGCAATAACACTACTCAGTGATGGTGAAACCATTAACGCAAATCAAACATATATCCACATCAGCATAACAAATACAACAGGTTTAGATACATCACCTGCTTATGGATATTGGATTTATAATGCGGGAGTTGCTAATCCAGGAGATATAGTTGTAACAGATAATGGTAATATGATATCAGTAGCCGACATTCCCGCTAATTCTACTTTTTATGTTTTTTTAGCATACGGCTCCACAGGAATAATTATAAACTCAGTGGGAACAGCGAGGACAGTTCCAGGCGAGTTTCAAGTCCATCTATATTTACAACAAGTAATATAAAAAATTAAAATCTATACTTAATTATATATGGCTGACTATCCTCCACCGACACAGACACTACCCGATTTCAATCCAGCGGTATTTAGGGCAAATGATACTCCGCTGACGATTACCGAAGGAGAGAAATATTTTTTATCGTTTCCAACCGCTCAAGGGACGGAGAACTTCAACTCTATTAATGTGGCTGGAGAAATCAATATAACCAGTTCCACTCGTAACCTTGGAATTGGAAACGACGCATTACTCAATGTAAGTAGCACTGGAGTTCATAATACGGCGTTCGGCTATCACACATTGAAGGCATTGACGCTCGGTGGAGATAATACGGCAATTGGTGACAATGCTCTTCCAATATTGACGGGTTTCAATGCCCTTACGGAAAATAATACCGCAGTAGGACATCAGGCGGGAAGGTATTTAGCAGAGGGAACGGACAATACATTTGTCGGTTTTGATGCGGGTTCTGGAACTGCAAGTCATACTGGCTGTAATTTTAACACTTGTATCGGTTCTGGTTCTGGAAAGTCTCTTACAACAGGAGGCAATAATATTTTCCTAGGATATAGTGCGGGTAAAAGTATAACATCTGCGAATTATAATGTTGCGATTGGAAATGAAGCTATGGGGTGTATTCCAACCTCAAAAACTCCTACTGGTGAAGAAAATGTGTGTATCGGTTATCATTCAGGTAGATTATTTAATAATACTACACCGAAAAGAAATGTAGGGGTTGGATATGCTACTCTTGGAGGTGGTTTGGGAACAACTAATGACACAACAAGTGAAGGTAATACTTGTGTGGGGTGGAATAGTGGTAAAAATATAACGAATAATGGGTTTAATGTTGGAATAGGTTCGGGTTCATTAGGTGGTAATGGAAGTGCGACTGGAGGAGGGAATAATGTTTGTGTAGGAGAAAACGCAGGTGGTTTAGTATCTGGAAGTGAAAATGTTATGGTCGGGCAAGGGTCGGGATTAAATGTCGCGGCAGGAAGTTCAAATACGATTGTCGGGCGGAATTCGGGAATAGGTATCACTACAGGAACTAAGAATACTTGTCTAGGAAGTGACTCAAATATAACAGGAAATCCCAGTAATTGCTGTGTTATTGGAAACCTAGCCACATCTTCCACCAGTTCCAGCATAACACTCGGGAGAGTTGGAAGTGATAGCGTTCGGCTGAATAAAATTACGCCGATGTATGTAACGCCATCACTTGCGTCTGGTGATATTGGATTTATACAATCGGTAGCAACAATCACATATCCAGGAACAACTACAAATATCATAGCGTCAAATATTTCAGCGAATGGAACTTGGGTAGTGTATGTGTTTTTAAATTTTACAGGCTTAACAAATAGTCCGCAATTGATAGTTGAAGACGCAACTCCAACAACATTAGGAATTGTTGCTACAAGGATAACAGGGGGAACTGATAGGTATAGTGGCTCGTTTCCATACACTATAACGGCTGCCGCAAATGTAGTAAGAATTCGTTTTTCAGTCGCTCCAACAACTGGTGGGACTAATGGGGGAGACGCAAATCAGTATGTTAGGTTTGTCCGTATTGCTTAAAATATAATCTCAACATTTAGTATATGTTGGAAGCCCCGACCGACCAAGGATATACTATCTATTCCCGAAGCGGTTGCTGTAACTGCGACAAAGCAAAGAAAAAAATACAGGACGCACTGCGTCCTCTACTTTATATAAATTGTGATGATGAACTGATTGAGGATAGAGAGAGTTGTTTAACAAATCTAAAATTATATGCGGGTAAGACCATCACCCAGTTTCCCGTTATTTTTTTTGATGGAGAATATATTGGTAGTTGGAAGGATTTGAGCCTTCATTTAGAGTGTAATTAGATAAGGATAATGACATCACCGACAGGGTTGAAATATACATAACAATAATTCCCCATAGTAGCCCCGTCAGCGTCCGCCGAACAACACAACCCCGTCCTATAATGTATCGTCTCGTTCTTGATGTTCTTGAAATCGGGGTGACTATCGGTCATAACCATCACCTTTTTAATCTTGGTCTTCTTCAACTTGGGATTTTCAAGGCGGGTCTTTTCAATATCACAATAGAAGGTTGCGTCCCAGTAATCACTCGGGAACATACAAGTCCCGACACTTCCCTTGAAATCCTTGTTCTTCATAATCGTAACGCTCGTCATTTTCGTAAATAGTTTGTATCCCTATATTGGATACAAACGATTTCAATTTTATTTTCTATTCTAAATCAATCTTTCTTCATATATGCTTATATAAGATTTTAATGTTGTTCTGGTCGTAAAATGTGATGTTGTAGAACTCCTTTTCGTTCAATCTCTCAACAACTCGTTTCACCTCAAAATTAGTTTTACGATGAAACAGATACTCGTCCTTCGTCATAATCCCATCGTCCCATTCCTTCTTCATTCTCCGCTCCAATTCGGCAAAGCAGTTTTCCACATCACTAATCCTAATAACGAGCATACTCAATAAATAGCAACACAAGTTACTCAACTCGGCAAAGTTCTTATGGAAGTCCCATACCTGATGAGGGAACTTGACTAGACCAAAAAAAACAAGTATCCTCTTTTGGAGGTTCTCGTCTAAATGACCCAAATCCATTTTTGTTTTCATATCTGCTTTTATATCCAAGTATGCCTCCAAAATGACAACCGCAACCGCAAAGTGCTTTCTTCCAATAATATCCTCCATTGTTTATACTAATATTCATATACACCCTTTAAGCCCTTTTCAATAATCTCTTGAGTAGGACATAATATCTCTCCAGACCCAGTGGTAGTCCCTCTCCGCTTCAAGTCCGTCCGCGTATCCCCAATCAACTTCGTAATCAAACCCGATGGAGTGACATAACCCGTCTTCCTCTAAACACTGCTCGGCAACAGCCTTTACATTGATAAGAGTTTTCAATCGGTCACTATCCTCCCTCGCAATACACTCATCAATCTCATTCTCAACCAACTCCTTCGCATCATCGTAACAATTACCCATCACTTTATAGGTCGCTCGGCAAGTCGGGCATTTATCAATATTTTCCTTACAATCAACGCAAACAGGGTGACCGCACTTCGGGATAAAACTCTCCTTGCCGAATAGCACCAAATTAGTTTCCAATTTCTCAAAACAAATAGGGCAAGTCTCGCATTCATATACTTTTACCTCTCTCTCCTCCTCTTCATAATCGTCATTATCATCGCTTTCTATCAAATGGGCTTCCATATCTTTAATCGCTTCTCCGCAACAGGTGTATAAAACCGACCTACCGATATAGCATAGGCTCTCCTGTATGCTTTCCTCAACCGCATCTAAATCATTTTCCTTTTTTACCAACTTAATTTCTCCATTTGTAACCATTCCCCCCCTTTCCTCGCTTTTAGTAATCTGGACTTCCCAAGTGTCTTCATCAGGATACATATTCTCAATCCTCGTAATCCCCTCGGGATAGAATGTATAAGGGTAGTTGCTGTGGTCGCCCATATATGTCAAAAGCCCCCTGACGAATAGTTTAGTGGTTGTGTGGTGGCAACCCGTCTCCTCTTCATACAAGTCCTTTACATCTTGGAAACTCTCAATCTTCATCTCCAAAGCCCTTGACAAAATGACATGCCTGAACCTCATACTGGAGAAGGGGCGGACTCTCGCCATTTTCCTTTCAAGGCTTTCAAGAAGAGACGCCTTGAAGTTGATAGAACCCATATAATTCTGGTGAAGGGAAGACATCTTTATAAACTGCTGGTTATTTGCTATTAGAGTTTTCTACGAAAACGAAATCAATTTTTTATGGAATGACCTTTTATTATTATATATAAATTATTAATTGTTAAATCTATCCTAAACCATTTCAATTTTCCAAACAATTACTTCCAAAAATACCCAGAAATCAATCGTTTTTGACATAAGTATCTAACATACCTGCTGACGAACCCATATCGGTCATCGTCTCATCAATCGCCTTCTTCTTCGCAATCGTATCCCCGAACTTATCGGTCAAGTAGGTATGTCTCAACTGATTAACGCCGACCTTCTTCTCTCCAAATATTTTGTTGAGGCGCTGGTTGAGTTTGACTGAAGAGAGTTTCCCCATATTAGCATCAAAGAGAAGGTAATCGGTTGGGTTGATTTTAATCCATTTTGCTAGAATGTTCTTCAATTGGACGGGGATAGGGACTTCTTGTTTTCCATATGTCTTTGCCGTCTTGTAAGAATTAAATACAAACTTCTTTCCATCTATGTAATTGTCCTTTTCCTTATCTATATTTTTAATCTTGAAGTCACAAAAATCCTTGCTTCGGCGGGGGCTTATGTAGCAACCTCCAAGCAAACACATAATGATAAAGTTTTGGATTTGCTGTAGGTCACTGGGCGTAATCTGTTTCTTCTTATATATGAGGTCGGCATTCTTCTTCAATTCATCGCATACCTCCCTGACCTCGTTCGCCTCAACCCAAGATGCTTCTTGGGCTGGGGTTTTCTCTTGCTTATTAATATCCTTGTTATAGTTCTTGACATCTTCCGCCATCAAATCCCGATATTGCTTCTTGTCGGTAATTATCACTAAAGAACTCAAAATGGTTTTACGGCGGTTGGGAGGCATATCTTTCAAAAACAAGAGAACCTTCTCGGTATCATCAAACTTCCCGAAATCAACCTCGCTCTCTCCAAAGACCTTTTTATAGAGGTTCTTTAGAATGGAGGCGTAAGTGGTTATGCTTGACTTGCTTAAAGTAGAACGCTTGGAGGAAATGTAATCTTTAATTCTATCCATTATAATATAAGCCGATATTTTAATTCCCGAATTAATTATGAAATAATCGTTTAGACGATTTTTAATATAAAGAGACATTATATAGTAGGGTATAATGTATAGTAGGGTTTATAGCAAAACGAACGATGTGACTATGGGATTGAGTAACGAAGCAAAGGTTTATAACAAACTGAAGAATATCCTTTGCCCGAAGTATGGAGAGAAGGATATTGTCAAAACTGCCGACAAGTATGCTAAATGGGATTGGACGGGAGACATTAACGGAACTCATTTTGAAATGAAGTCCCGAAGGAATATGAAGATGACTTACCCGACCACATTGCTTCCAGTTCATAAGGTTATGAAGATAGATGAGAAGCAAGTATTCGTTTTCCATTTTACCGACAAGACTTGTTATTTGGAATATGAGCCAGAGGTATTCAAGACATTCAAGCAGAGGACGGGACAGACATATAGAGATGGGGTTGCTGACCCACCGCAACTCCAATATGAAATCCCTGTTGCCCTCCTGATAGATTTAGAAGATGTTCCGCTTTAAATATTATGATATATAAATGGTTGAGTTTCTCTTTTTAGTCGTTCTCTATGTTATGATAAAAAAATAAAAATCTCCTTTAAGTATATAATGTCTGCGTTTCACCCTGCTACAAAAAGTTCAGTCCCTTCCGCTTTAACGGCTCAAATGCCTATGCCGACAGTCCAAGCATCTCCGTTTCAATCAAGTCGTCAAGTTCAAGTGAAGTCTGTTGGGGGTCTCTCTTGGCGGGCGTATAATATGTTTCAAAATAAAGTAGATGCTTTAGGTATGAAACCGATTTCTAAAGCAGACCAATTTGCTAAGCCTAACGAATTTGCTTTAATGAAACCCCGAACCCTTACTCCTCCTCTGTCCCCGATAGAACCCGACAAGATTGTAGATGTTGGTGTTATTGAAGCAGATGCTATGGACGGAACAGGTATGAAGAAAATGAAGAAGGGAAGCCCCGCTATGAAAGCCCATATGGCTAAATTGAGGGCTATGCGGAAGAAATAATATCACCATACACTATAAGAATGAAAGGTGGAAAGTTATCAGCCCCAGAACTAAAAGGGTTGCTTGATGCGTCATACGACCCAAAGATTAAGAAGGTTGGTGATTTTGAAATGGAAAAGCAGTTGTCTTCTAGCACCAGTAAGGTATATCGTAATCCTGTGACGGGACAAGTTGTAGTAGCCCACAGAGGAACAGCGGGTATTACTGATTGGGGTAACAATGCCCTATATGCTTTGGGTGGAAAAGAAGCATACAAACTAACGCCCCGTTATAAGGAAGCGGAGAAAGTCCAGCGTAGGGCTGAGAAGAAATATGGTGCGAGTAATGTAACAACAATCGGTCATTCACAAGGCGGATTACAGAGTGAGTTGTTGGGTGGAAGAAGTAAAGAGATTATTACTCTCAATAAGGCTACACTACCTTTTGAGAGTAACAAGAACAAGAACCAATACGATATACGCAGTGATAGAGATGTCGTATCTGGTCTCAACCCCTTTGCTAAAAAATCAAAGAAAGATGTGAATATAAAAGCCAAGACATACAATCCTCTTACGGAACATAGCGGAGATGTATTGGATAGGTTAGGTAAGAAACGAATGATAGGTAAAGGACCGAAGAATGCTTCTGCCGCTGCCGCTGCTGACCCAGATGAAGAAGTTTATGGTTCGTTTGATAATGATGCTGGAGTTCCGCTTACTAGCAGAGAGCGGAGGACTGCCAATGAGTATCTTGCCGAACTTCTTGCTGGAGACCCAAGAACCGAAGCACAATTTAGAACACTAATATCACAAATATACCCAAACACAGTAGGACGCTACTTTATCATAAGGGAACTAAAAGATAGATTTTTTGATATACTTGTAAGACAAGGTATATACGCCCCAGAAGATTACTTGCAATTTATGGATACTTTTATGCCGAGCGAACCGAGCACACCAGTAACCGATGTAACCACAACACAATCCAGGACGGCACCGCCGTCATCAACCGAAAGTAATTCATCAAGAAGGTCTTATGGTAGTGAAGGAGACCAGTTTAATATGGAAGAGGAGGAGTTCAGCGGGGCTGGGATTATGAGGAGGAGGGGGGGAAGAGGGGTTTATATGAAGGGGTTCGGGAGAATGAGAAATTAACTGAAAGTTAAGATTATAACAAGAACTTAAAGACTATAAGACATAATGGTATATAATAAGATGCCGAGAACAGCAACAGACTATTCAAGAACTATTATTTATAAAATTGTTTGTAAGGATAAACTGATAACAGACTTATATGTAGGACATACAACCGATTTTACAAATAGAAAAAATACTCATCATAGCCATAGTAAAATTCCAAAACTAAATCAAAAGAAGATATACAAAATTATAAACGAGAATGGTGGCTGGAGTAATTGGGATATGATTGAGATTGAAAAATTCAGTTGTAAAGATGCTAACGAGGCAAAGGCGAGAGAAAAATATTATGAAGATTTGTTACAACCGACTATGAATACAAACGCTACATTATTTGTAAGTTGGGACGGACAAACCGCAGACCATATTCAAGGCAAAGATAAAAAGGAAACAAATATATTGAAGGCAAGGTTTAGACGAGATAAGTTAATGGAAGAGATTATCGTATTAAGGAAAGAGAATGCGGAACTAAAACGAAAACTATTAAACGAAAGTTAATAATATAACATAATAAATCAATAATTAATGATTAACTATTGATTATAGTTGTTTAATGAAAGCATTTGCTAAACTAAATTAATTTAGTTTAGCAAATGCTTTCATTAAACAATAAAAAATGATTATATATCTTAATATTTGTTTAATGTATCTATTTTTGTGTTATAATATTAACTTTCAGTTAAAGGTAGGACATAATCTCCCCGATGACATCTTCGCAAAGCGGAGTTCCATTCCATAAAGCCCCCATCGCTTCGTATCTCGCCATCTCCGCAGTCCTCTCTTTCCATTCCCTTCTTTTTCTTCTAATATGGGTAAGGGAACTATCGCCTCCATCGCTTCCCCTGAGCCTTGTCACATTTATAACCTTGCGGGGTTTCCTTCCAAGAATGTAATCTCTCTCTCCCAATATGCGGGAAATCTGGTCTTTGTGGTCGCTCCTGTCGCTCTTGATGTTATGTTTCTTCTCAAGGTTGTATAGAATGATTGTAGATTTAAAAGATTGATTGAGGCAGAACAGACAACCCTTCTCTACATCGTTCAAGACTTTCTTCAAAATCCTTCCCTCCTTGATGTCCTTCATCAAACTCTTCATCTGGGTCTTGGTAATAGCACTCATTGTTATCGCTTATCGCTTGTTGTTGCCTATTGTATGTTTGATTAAATTCGTTTCAATTTTTTATTCTCAATTTTTTTAGTTAGGGCGTAAAATGCTAACTTTTAGCAAATCTGGAAAGTGTGGGTTGTATCCACAATTGAAAACAATCTCTCAAAAGTGTAGAAGATTTGCTCCCTTTCCTCGTCGTTCAACTTGTATCCCAAGTTACTAACGAACTCATCAATCAAGGGTTCTAGAATAGTCTTCACTCCAGCCCAATTTTCCATTTGACGAATGTTATTCCTCCAAACATATATGTTATCCCAGAAGTCTCCATCTTCGTCCGTATGTATTTGGAAAATCGTCTTACAATTTCCAATGAAGTCAATCGTCCAACAGCTCAACCTAAACAGGTCGTCACTGACATCGTCAATGTCATAGCATTTCTGCTTTACGCTCTCCGCATACCCCAACCTATCCTCCTCTCCCTTGAGAACATTCTTGAGGAGCGGAGACTGAATGATGAGAAACTTGATTCCGTAGCCCATTTTGTTATTACTATTACTTACACTATTTACTCTTAAAACAATTCAATTTTTTCAATTCAATTTTTTCAATTCATTTTTTTTTTCTCAAAAAGCATCTTTACTCTAGCAGGGACAACTTTGTTAGAATTACACTCATCACAGCATCTTCCCTCTTCAGTAACAGGGGCGGGGTTGTTTCCAAATCCGTATTTCTGTTTCTTACAAAGGCAACACTTGTAGGGCTTGAACTTCGCTCTAGTTTCCTTATCTCTTTGCTTCTGCTGTTCCATATACAAATTACTCAAGAAACTCTGCTGTTCGCACATCGCCTTCATATCAATCTGTTCCATAGTATATACGATTATTGGTATAAATCCCTTTAAGTTAATTTGATTTCAATTTTATTTGTAGGGGGGCGAAAAGGGGGCTGGGGGGCTTTTTTTTGTCCTTAACCCAAAGTTTTTTCTATCTCTGTAAGAAACTGACACCCTCCTTTATCAAGTGATATTATACTATAGAATAAATTAGTGTAATAAAATAGCCCCCCTCGCCCCCCTCTTAATAGACTGGGTTAAACAGACTTTCACCTCCGTCCAGTCCCTTCCCTTCCATAGTGAAACGGGGTATTTCACATTCGGTTTGATTATAGAAGATGAACGCATACCTATCACCCTTGAATGGTTGCGTCATATGTGCTATATTTGAACCATTAAACGCAATGAGTTTATTTTTCGTTTCGTATAGTTTTCGTTCTGGGTTATACAAATACAATCCTCCGCCAGTATAGTCACCAAGAAAAGTGATACAACCAATCCCAGCATTTCCAGCGTCAATATGTTTCTTTGCTTTCAAGTTCTTATTGATTGTAATAGCAGAGTATTTAAAACCAGATGGTAGAATTTCATTACCATATTCAATAACAAGTTTTAGTAGTTCTGGATATTTCTTGTTAGTGGAGAACTCACCCACTTTTAAGTATCTTCTACGACCACAGCCAAGAGTGAATGTGTAACCATTGTATCCAAGCAAATCTCCTCTGGATTTTGTTCCAGCCCATTTACCGACATTCGGTCCTCTTATTTTTGGTATGTTCGTATTTTCTAATGTATTGACAAGTTTTTCTTGTAATTTTTTTACCTTGTCCGTTAATACAATTTTATCGTTAAAAACTTCCTTGGAATCTGGGTCATCTACTGGTATGAGATTTCTATCCGTAATCTTACCGCCAGTCATATCTCCGCCCTTGCTTAATAAAATCTCACCCTTGTCGCCTCGTCTATTATTTTCCTTTACTAAAGTTGGGTGTTTGCGTATTAAAATCTTCGCATCACTTTTCATAGTGTTTATTCTCTCACCCTCATTTTTTGTAATATCATAATTAAAAGCAATACGATTGAACCTTATCATACCGCCATTCTTTATAAATGAATTGATGGCGTATTCATAATCGCCTTTAATTTTAATAGCAATATCAATTTGATTGTCTCGCTGATTTATAATTCCCATAAACGCTCCAACTACAAAACGCAAGTCTTCTGTGTAATCTTTTTGACCCTTCATAAAATACGCATTCGCAGTAGGATAAATACCGAATAGTTTATAGCCCTTCTGTTCGCATAATTTAAATCCCTCGTCAATCACATCTCCAATGTTATACATCTTTACTAATTTTTCACCCTGTAATTTCTTAAATGAACTTATATCATCGTCAAGTTTAAGTATATGTTGTCCCTCCTTAAAATGTTTAAACACCCAATTCATTTGTCCGTAAATCCCCTTATTCTCATTTGTTATGATGATTGAGTTATACATTTCTTTTGGAATACCCGCTCTATACATATCCGCTTGTTCTTTGGTATGAACGACCAAATGTATCTTATCGGGTGAGATTTTATTATCTTTGAGAGTTGTCAATGTCTTCTTATAACATCGTTCAACTCTGTTATATGTTATAACGCAGACGATATATGAGGCAGTCTTTTCAAGCGGAACTGCCAAACCGCCGTCTAGTTTTTTTTCTTCTTCTTCATACCCCTTCCTTCAACATCTGCCATTAATGTTTCTCTTCCAGTTAATTCATCGTTCAATAAATCTATTTCATATGCTAATCTCTGTATTAGACCTTCAGTTTCATCTACCCAGGCTTGTATTAAACCATAACCAAATAACATTTGGTTTCTGTTAATTTCATTGCGTAATCCAGTAATTTTTTTCCTCTTCTTTTTGATTTCCGCCCTTATTTTCTTCTCTCTCTTTGGAGATACAAAAGCAGAGGAAGCAGTTGGGGTTTCTCCTACAGCCATAGCAACAGGTTCATCATATGGCGCTCCAATTCGCCCTATGACTTCATTCACAGGCTCTGCCATTCCTTGTATCATAGCAGAAGGAAGAGGAGCAATCTTACTTGAAGAAACTCCCTTTCCCTTCTTTGCTTTTGAGCTTCCAATACCTGTGCCTCTGCTTGTTAATTTATTTTCAAGTTGAAACGCTTGATTGCTTGCGTATTCTCCTAATCTACTCGCAGTCCTTGTAAGGGCGTTGCTGTCTCGTTCCCTTCTTGCTCCTCGTTCCATATTATTCATAAATTGTTTTCGCGTCATTCCTTTTTCTATAATCTTGTCTATGGTATCATCAGTTGCCTTTGGATATAGTATTTTGTAATAGTATTTAAATATTCCCTTCTCATCATCTGTTATATTCATTAGAGGTTTAACACTACGAGCACCAGTTCCCTTCATACCAGCCCCGCTCGGCTTTGCGGTTGATGCCTTCGCAACACCCGCATCATTAACCCTATCCTTCAGTTTCTTCAATTCCGCAACCAATACCAATCGTCTCTCTTGAGGTAAAGAACTTGACATTAGTATCTCCTCAATCTGTTCTATTAGTTTTTGGTTAATACTAAATGTAGTGTCAATTGGAGGCGGTAGGGACTGACGAGGCGGAGGAGGCGGAGGAGGAGGAGTAGGAGTGCTACCAACAACAGAGCCACCACAGCAACAAGAGCAATCTCCTTTACAGGGACAATTTTGTTTGATACCGCTCCCTCTCTTCGCCCGAATACTCGCCATATAATCTTTCGCTTCTTGAGAACCTTTTGGAAACCTAGGCATATATACATTACCAGAGAATATTAATTGAGAGATTGTTTGGAGAATACTGATTGTCTCTCCAATTGCCCTTTATGTTAAATGCCCGTTTTCTATATCTATCTCTTCGTATAGGGTCTTTATGTCTTGTAAAATCCTCATAACCCATTTGACCGAAGTGTATCCACTTATGGCTATTTCCATCATATACCATAAACTTCTTATCCTTCCTTGTAGATGGTTGGACTTGTTTTCCTAAATATCGCTTTGCCTTTTTCTGGACTTCTTCAATATCGCTATATGAACTTAAGAATGGTTTGGTTTCCATATATATAATAGGGGGATATTATATATAATTAAGCACTACCTTCGCTAGATGTATCAACAAACAAATCGCTTGATGCTGATGGAGGTATATGTGGAGTTATTAGGGGTGTCGGTTCGTCTATTACCATCAGTTTATCTTCTAACCTTTTCTTTAATGTTATGGAAGTTTCTATTAATTTTATGTATCTGGTATAACTCTCGTTCAAGAACTCTTTGGGACTTGATATTCGGTTATCTGTTGATAAACTTAACCATTTGAAAATATCGCAGGATAGAATGTAAAACTCTTTGCTACCTATTAATTCTGTTTCCATTTGTTTTTGAACTTGGAAAAACATTTCTATACTACCTAAAACACCCACCACTAACGATAAAAACATATTGATAAGAGAAATGTATGTCTGTCCTAGAAATCCTTGTAATGACACCGCCCCGACAGAATTGATGGCGGAAATTAAAATTATTGGAATGCGGTAGAACTTGAGATTGCTCTTAAGGGTGAGGTATCGCTTTCGGTGGTAGTTTGCTAACAAATTGCTATTCTGTCTAATTTTATCTAATACCCCCTCTATATCGTTAGAAATTAAAATTGGTCGCATTTACATTATAAGGACATTATTTATTTTGCTCCACTTTATCCACTTTTTATAAAAGTGGAGCAACTACTAAAAGGAGAGGTGCGGAGAACCTTGGTTCTCTGCTTTAAAGAATACTCTCCAGTTTAGCCCTCACAAGCCCGACAATGTAATCATCATCAGCACCCCACCCAAGATACTCATCTCCTTCAATAAGAACCTCCTTGTAATCGGTGAATGCTTTGCCTCCACTCTCACAATCCAAATGAACGGCAATTCTAACACTCTCTCCTAAAGATAGACAGATAACACTAATGCGGTAAGACAAAACACTTATAGTTCGGGAGAAGGGGACTTCCAAAACCACCTTGGACTTCACAACAGGTTCATCAGGGACAACTTCAAGGACGATTTCTTCGCTCATTATATATTAACATTAGATTTTATTTATGCCGACAGGTATTCTCATCATATCCGCCCCATCGCCACTTATAATCTCCTCTGGGTTCGTCATCACATCAATCGCCTTACGCAACTTGGGGTCTTTCGGCTGAAAGAAATGTTTAAGGATATACTCGTTCTTCTTGAAATCAACACTCTTATTCAAATCATCAAACATCTCTAAAAAGCGTCCCGTATCAATGTAAATGTCTCCCGACTTGAGCGGACCATTTACCCAATGAAGAAAGGCACAGCAATACCAACCACAAGCGTCATTCATAAGAGACTGAATATCTTTCTCGCAATAAGGCAACTTCTGTCCGCAAGTTCGCTCAACAACCTTCTTAACCATCTCGGGCGGAGGCATACCATAACTATCAAAATAAATCGGCTCTACTTTTCCATTCTTATACTTATTCACTTGGAAGCAAGTCCAATGAGTTCCAACATTGGGTTTATCGTCAGGACCAATATCGTTCTCTAAATTAATCACATAGCCAGTATTGTATTTGATTTTATAAGGCAGTTCGTCCTTGAAACAAACTTGTTCTAAAGGAAACCCCATCTTCTTACTCAACTCCTCAATTTGAAAATCTGTGAGAGACATTCTATATTATTAAGAAAGAAATTAATTTTTTAATAATATCATAATTACGCATACAGACCCGCTCCCTTAAGCATCTGCGGAGCAATCTGGAAACGCTGGTGGTAGAGTTCTCCCATCGGCTGTGACTGGAGAGCGGGGTGACCGCAACCCATCATAGACGCCCTTCCGCCGACAATAGACATACCCCTTCCCCTTGACGCTCCAGCATACAGACCCGAACCATAACCGCCCTGCTCCTCCCTCGCAGCCAAG